TGTACGAATTTTATAATCTTGATTACTAATATTGCTAGTAAACACTAGGGCATTTCCAAATGCTGGATCAACAGCTACTTCAAAATTTTGAGAAGGTCCTAAAATTAACGGCAAATTATTAGAAATTGTTAATGTTCCTACAGTACTAGTATCGTCTGTAGTAATCATGAAGTCGTCAACTGTTTTAAGACCGCTAGTATGGTATAGCGCATCAGATGACGTTGTTCTTACATTGAATTTCATTCCTGCAATAGTACCAGCATTGAAACCAGGCTTAACAGTTCCTGTAAATCCCGTGATATCAACTAAGGGGGTAAATTCGACAGTGCTGCTGCTAAAAATACCAATTAGTACATCAGCTACTCGTAACTCTGCGATTACTCGTAATGCGTTATCTGTGTCATAGATCGACTTAATTTCAAACCCTGATCTGCCTTGAGAGTCGTTCCATATCTTACTAGCCTCATATCTACTGCCAGATGCTGTATAAAAATACAATCTTTTCTCTAAGCTATCAACCCACATATCGCCCTGAACTACATTAGTCGGGGCTGTTCCCTGTACAATAGGGCCACTGCCGATTCTAAAACCATTACCGTCGTATACTTTTAGTCTGTTAGTTGCTGTATCAAACCAAACTTGTCCCGTAATAGGATTACTTGGCTCGGAAGTGTTAGCAAAGTTTTCTAAAAGTTTTACAAGATTCTCGTTGAAGAACTCTCCGTATCCTGCTACGTTTTTTCCAATTAAGGTAAGATCTGTTGCTGTTTGATCAATCGTGCTGTCAACAATTTCAGTTAACAACGTGCCGTCTGTTTTATTAATCTTATAAGTCATTAAGCAATCCTACCAGTAAAAATTATATAGTTTATTGTTAAGTAAGGATTCATAATGTTCATCGGCGCTTCTAATACTGTTGCTTCAACACCGCCGGCATTTACAAGCATCTTACTAAATCCTTCTTGCATCTGTACGCTCTTGCCAATAACATCAGAGTCAATTATTGACGAATGATCTGTAGAATCAGTCACGGCATAGAACTGAGTTCCTGCTGCTCCTGTTAAATCATGAGTATGTTCTGGTAAATTGTCTTTGCTAATAGTTGCTTCTTCTGCACCGTTAGCTAACCCTACTGAGTCTGCTGTAACTGCTGTTACTCTATTAGCAGTAGATGAAGGATTGCCTTCCTTATCAGTAGTAGTTGGACCCGAACTTGCACCCGATGGTAGCAACGGAACTGATATTTGATTATTCATATTGTCAGCACCCATTGCAAATCTACCTCGTAGATCCGGCAATCTAAATGTACCAACACCAATTAATGGTAATGACCCGTTATATGTTGTACCAATAACTGCAAACAACTCAGGATATGAGCTAATTAATACCTCTGCTCCATCACACATCAAATATCCATTAGGTAATGATGTTGACGAGCCTGCAAATGCCATAAATGTACCGGTTGGAACTGTAGCTACTTGAGATAAGAATGTATTCTTTGTAATTTTTCTTAAGCCAACGTCTACTCTATTGATCAACATTTGATCAGTATCTAAGAAATCAGAGACTGATGTTTTGTTAGCAATAACATCGGCACTTAGAGATGTTGAAAAAATTGCAACACCACCAATTTGTTGTCCATTGAAGCTAATAGTATTAGTAGATACAACGTCGCCTTCAATGGAAAAATCAGTAGCACTAGTTAATCTACTAGCAGTACCAGTAACAGATCCATTAAATGATCCATTAAATGATCCAGTAAACACTGTACTGTTATCAGTGTTACCTATGTTATTTGCAAAGATTGTGTTATATCTTAGACTGTTAGTTCCTAAGTTATATGTATTGTTCGAAGCTGGGTATATTGCATTTGTTGTTAGAGTTCCTGCAATATTTGCTCCAGTTCCTACATATAATGTTTTAGAAATACTTGCGCCACCGGCTGTCTTAATACTTCCAGTAGTTAAATTAGATGCATCTGTTGTATCTGTAACTACTAAACCGTTGCTTACTTTGATAGTACCTACTACATCTAGTGCTTCTGTAGGATTAGTATTGTTTACACCTAATGTTGTGCCCGATACTGTTAATACATCTCGAGTGTTTCCCGATTCATTAACTCTGATAAAAATACTTGAGCCTTCAGTTTGATTATATAAAACTGTTGCTCCGTTTGAAGTATTAGTAATCGACGTATTTGCATCGGCCCCGACTGTTAGTCCGGCATTATTCTTAATAGTTAAGCCAAAGTTTGTAGTACCAGCAACGTCACTTCTTAGGAAATTGTTTGCATCTAAACCGTCAGCGTGTCCTAACACTACTAATTTATTTGCACGGTCGGCTGTTCCCCATAATGCATTACGAACTACTCCATCAAGGTCAAAGTCTTTTGACGATAAATTAATGCCTTGATTAATTACGGAGAAC